GTTCAAAATACCTAAGAATGTCGAGATAGTAGTTCAAACAAAGAAAACGATGGGAAAGTAACATGAATAAAGTAAAAGAACTTTGGAACAAAACACAGGAAGTAGTAGTAGATTTCCTTCGAGGTACTTGGGAAGACATCACTGATGTGTGGGCGTTTCGACCTAATGTAATTATTTTGTTAGTTATCTTATCTTGTCTCTGCTTACTTGTATAAATAACAAGTATGAAAACATTTAATCAACACCTCACAGAAGAACTAGATCTCCAAGAATCCGCAGAGATTCTAATGGAGAAACTCATCACCTTTGGTGGTAAAGCTTACCCTAACTTCGGTAACGTTGTTATCATGGCCGGTGGTGCGGGTTCGGGTAAAGGATTCGTCCTATCCAACCTAGTCGGTCTCGAAGGTAAAGTCATGGACGTTGATGCGCTCAAGACTGCTTCCGCAAAGTCACCGTTGATTCGTAAGAGAGTCAAGGCGGAGACTGGAATGGATATCGAATCGATCGCAGCTGATCTAAAGAATCCGGAGAACGTTGGTAAGTTGCACGACATCATTGCAAACGTTCTGCAACTGGATACACGTAAAGAGAAAGTATTGATGCGTGGTATTCTTGCCGCTGCACCTGATCGTAAACCTAACCTTGTTTTCGATACAACTCTTAAAGATCTACAGAAGTTAGGTAACCTATCTCGTATGTTGACTAACGTGGGTTACGAGAAAAAGAATATCCATATCGTGTGGGTAGTCAACGATATCGAAGTGGCAAAATCACAGAACCTCAAACGTTCTCGTACTGTACCCGCAGAGATCCTAGTTAACACACACCGTGGCGCATCACAGACTATGGCCGACATCGTTAACATGGGTTCAACGTTGAAGAGATATATGGATGGGGATATCGTATTCGCATTCAACAAGGTCGGTGTCGATGCGGATCTTAAAGTATCTGGTGGGGGCGGTTCATTCCTACAAGATGCGAAGTACTTCTACGCAAAACGTCAAGGTAAACCACCTACTCCAGTTGCAAAACTAGAAAAGGATATCAAAACAAAGATATCCTCTTACGTCCCTAAAGCAGTTACTTGGGGTTAAGGTTCTAAGATAAAACTCTTGCGGTACGCATTGATGTTTCTACACATTAGTGCGTACTCTTCAGGACGACCCTCATCCCTAACCTGTTTGTCCCAATCACCTCTAATGCGGAATGCAGTACCGACATTGTTATCGATCGGCAAACTATCTGCATCATTGCCATAGAATCGGTAGTCGTGAGACTCATTTCCCCATAGGTCAATAAACTCACAATCATCCGTTACGTACTCACCTAGACTATCTACCACATCGGTCATAGAGAAAGAATCCTTACCTACCGCTTCGGGTACGCCTGCAAATACTACTGCGTCATACCTAGTACCGTTCCAATCAGATAGAGTACATTCGGTATCACCGTGACGATACTGTTGATCAGACCGAACTCTACTCAGATTAAACTTCTGATACAGTTCATGCATCATACCCAAGTTACGTGATTGGGGTGGTTCAACATAGTCCATATTGGTTTCGTAGCCATACATGTCCCAAATGATAGGAACAAATTGGTGACAGATGTTTAGGTCAACAAAGTTCTCTTGACCATCACGTTCGGGTGGTAGTTCATGGTACAGTCTAGTGTCAGGATCTTCTGGTCTAGTCTTCAGATACCACTTATATTGAGATGCGTTGAAATGACCAACGAACAGTATATTACTATACCCACGAGATGCGATGACGTTACAATACATGGGGACACGATTGATTACCTCCGCCACCATGTGAATCTCTTCGTTCTTGTAATGAGTAAGGAGATTCTTATTTCGTTTACTGTTTTCGATACGACCATTGATGTGTCTGTAGGTACGTTCCTTCAGTTCAGGCGTAACGTACTTCAGATTGAGTTCACCATCTGATAGGATCGATTGAACATATAACTCACTGTCATCTTTGTAAAACATACCTTACCCTTTGTAAATACCTTGAATGTGCGACTCAAATTGTTCTATCTTCTCAGTACGATTGGGCCAGAGAATATACTCTTTCTCTGGGTTCGCCTTGAGGTTGTTCAACAATGGTTGGATCGCATTGAATAATTTGTCTAATTTGTCTTGTGTTTCGGTTGCCGAGGTTGACGCTGACGTGACTGTTGCTTGCGCTTGTTGCACAACCTCTAGTTCGTTCTCATCTACAAGGGTAAACCCGAAATCGAATAGTTCGTTTGACATACTGTTATTTATACCTTTTTCTCGTTATACCCATTTATTTATACTTTTTTTATCATAGACGCTTGCCATTTACTGGCCAGTACAGTATAATACTTGTATTGAATATGAGAAGAGAGAGATTATGATGAATTTTGAGACTACTGACCTGATGAACGATCTTATGATGTTGATCGAAGCCCAAGAGTGTTACAACGAAACTTACTTCAACAGTGAGTACAAACGAATCACCGACCGTATTGCTGAGATAGGAGATGTGAAATGAACACTAGATTTGAGAGAGAATATATTATGATTAAAGTTGGTGAGAAAGTCTACTGTAACTGGGGCGCGATGTTTCCGACCGAAGAACGTACTGTCTTAAAGATCGAAGGTGATCGTATGTGGTGTGAAGAAGGTTTCACTATGTTACTTGCCGACTTGCGTGATATGAATGAGAACTACAGAAGTCCTATCGGTGTTTACAAAATAGAAGAGACTGTATAATATGACTAGATTCAACAAAGAAAATTTCGAATGGGACGGTATGTATCTGATGTACAACGGCCCATACAATGGTTCTAAGACTATGGATGAAGTTCACCCTAACTGTCACCCATCTTGGGTAGGTAAGATGAAACCTGCTTTTATCGCTCGATTCAAGTACGGTTCTAAACCTTGGAAGTCGTGGGCTAACTTCCTAGTCAAGAATGCTACTATTGAAAAGTATATTGAACTGTCTGACCACAGAAACAAATTCTGGTCTGAAAAGGATGGTTTCGAAGTGTCTGGTTCACCCGTCTATGCAATGGAAGCGCTTGGTTTCAAACCACGTAAGAAGAGATCATAATGGAATACTTACAAGAGGTCACCGATTGGGGTGACCAAAACATCCCCAATCATACTTACATTGTAAACAAGGCAGGACAACTTGCCGGTTACATCAAAGTGAACACCACCGAAGAGATCTTGTTCAAGAAACCTATGAAACAATGGTCGAAGTCACGTAGAAAGTTTATTAAAATAAATGCTTGACAATAGTTGCCCAATGGCATATAATAGTTACTTAATTGATGATAGAGAGATTTGATATGGCAAGACTTCGTTTAGTTATTGAAACCCAGTGTCGTGAAAACTATGGCGCCCATGATTGGGACGGTCAAGGTACTTGTCCGCAGTATTGGAAGTACAAAGGTGGTAGCACCTACGTTCTTGACTTCGATCACTCGCAAGATGATGCGAAGGATCTTGTCAAGGCCCTTTGTCCTCTGATCGAGGATATGAACGAATCGTTCGAGGAGTATCTTCTTGACTGGTCTGTTGTAGATCGTGTCGATACTCCGTGGGAAGAGTGGGAGTCTCCGTACTTCGTCACTCGTAACTTCTATGGCAACTTTGTTGCTCAGAGAGAGTCTTATTCTGGTACGGAGTCGTATGTCATGATGCCGAAAGGCGATCGTTCAGAATATCACGTGTCACGTAAGGAGGTTGCATAATGTTTTTGCTGGGGGCCACAATATTCGTAATTTTATTTGCTTACGGTGGTTACAAAGCAACGTTAGTCAGCATGATGGAGGTCAGCGCTCGGAGAAAGAACTGGGAGGCTGGGACTCATGATTACTATGGCAATAAACTCTGAGGGAACGTCTGTGATGAAGGTTCAATTGTTGGATGAAAGTAATGTTCTTATTAGTGAGTTCGATAGCATTCGTTCCGCATTAAATGAGATGGAACGCTTGACCATGTCAGGCGAGTATGATATAATTATGGTTGATGTCACTAATGAAAAACAAAACGCAGTATCGTAAGAACCCTGTTAAGAAAAATATGGATAAGTACCATAGTCCCGATACCCACACGGACAAGAAGAAAGAGTCCAAGAAGACTGGAGAATATCTAGATGATGCACGGCAGTATGAGACACTACCCAAACGGTCGTAAGAAGTCGTATAACGCATGGGGCAAGTCTAAGACCCGTAAGGTCGAGTTCAAGGAGTATTCGCCTGAGACACCATTCAGGCGCGACACACCGGACTACCCAAGTGTTTCTAATAATGTACAATGTACAGTTAAAGAAACACTTTCGCGTGAAGAAAGGGTCGATATTTCATCTGGTTATACTATCGCTCCTGCTTATAACAAAGGCGCATATCAAGTGATCGGTAGAAATAATATTAAAGATATTGGTAAATAACGCTTGACATTATCTGCCCTATCGCTTATAATGTGTACTTATTGATGAGAGATTAAATTATGTATTACGTTGCTGGTCGTCACGCAAAGAAAGAAGTTGTTGATCAATACATCCGTAACCTTATGGTTGCGTTAGATATCCACCGTTTTACTGCCCGTGAACTTGCGATCGAGTTTCAGTCTAAGTTAGATGATGAAGCGCAGGGTCTCTGTATGGGAGATACCAAAACTGTTTACTTGACCATTGCGACTAAAGGTCAGAGTTTCATGCGCCAAATGCAAGCACTTGCCCACGAGATGGTTCATGCTCGTCAGTTCTTTAGAGGTCAACTTACCAGTGAAGGTGGGTTTGCTTGGAAAGGACGCAAGGCTGATGGTTATGACTACATGAATCAACCTTGGGAAAAGGAAGCGTATCGTTTAGAACGTGAACTTTTCCTTGACTGTTTCCCCTTTGATGAGGTATAATGGATGTGTAGCAAAACTTGGAAGAACTTTTTGCGTAACCATTGGGTAGAGAATTGCGAAGAACGCGATGCTTGGAATGAGAAGAATCTGTCGATGGAAGAGTACGAAGAAATGAACAAGAGTTGGTTGTCCGAGAAGTTTAAGCAAAATGGAGTTAAGAATGAAGATAAGTAAAGCGCAACGTTATGCCATGATCAAACGTGCTGCGGAGAAGATCCAAGCAAAAGAGGCATATGAGAAACGTGTAGATAAATTAGTGGCATCGGTAGAGAAGTTCGATGACATGTCAGAAATTCATTGGAGTGATGCTAGTGACTATGCGAAAGCACACTTTAGTGACGTACTTGAAAAAACTCGCATAGGGGAAATTTAATATGAAAACCAAAGCAACAAAGGGTGATAGTTCTGTACCGTTACCCAAAGAAGATACGTCTAGTGCCGCGCCGGTCAACCGTGTACCTCTACCTGATATCTCAGCTGAAGAGGCAGAAACGGTAACCGTGGAATTTCTGCGTGATACCTATGTGGACACTATCCGTTATTTTCTTGACCGTAAAGATGGTAAGGTCGGTGAGGGTAAGATGGAAGAAAAGAGTGATGAATCTGAGAGCCTAGAAAAGTTATTGGGTTCGATGGAACAGGTTCTAATTTGGTTTGACCAAGGTGACCAGTGGTTGAAAGATTTACATGATGGAAAATTAGATGGAGAAAAATCATGAGTGTGACTTATAGTAAAGATGAAATCCTCGACATGCTTCGAGACGGAATGGTAAGTTTATCATTTACCAAAGTGAAGGACGGTGGTGTTCGTGATATGAAGGCGACACTGTTGATGGATATGATTCCTGAAGACAAACGTCCTAAGTCAGACAAGGCACCGAACAACGAAGAAGTTGCGTGTCGTGTGTATGACCTAAGTATTAATGAGTGGAGATCTTTCCGTTATGATTCACTCTTAACCTTTATGCCGATCGAGTAATCTATGAAGAAGAAACGTAAACCTATGACTGAAGAACAGCGACTGGCTGCAGCAGAACGTTTGCGGGTCGCTCGTGAAAAACGTGGACACGATGGATCTAAATCTGTCGCTCCTGAGTTGTTGGAGATGGACGAAGATAGTCCTATCCATTGGAAGAAGGTTCGGGAGTGGGTGAAAGAAATCACTTCTGAACTTAGTTCCATAAAGAGACAACGTCTATCTAAGGATAGTAAGGAACGACACGAATACCAGATCTTGGAGGTCTATCTGAAAAACTTGAAGTCCTATCTATCTGGGGGTGTGTATCAAGACAGTCGTTACGGTCGTAACCGTGAAGGCCGAATGATGACAATCTGTACGACAATGGCGTACTATCCCGATGGAACACCGAAACGATCTGTGGGTACATGGTATCCAGACATCAATCAAGTGTGGACACAAGAACTGAAAAAGGAGTGGTATGGTGGAGATGAACCAAGAAGAGTCCACGAAAGAAAACTTTCTAAACAAGAAGAAGTTCTCATCGATGGTGGAGACGGCAGTTCGGACGAACTCGATGTCTTACCTTGATGCAATAGTCTGGTTGTGTGAAAAAAATAATATCGAGATAGAAGATATTAAGAAGTACCTCAATCTGCCTATAGTAGAACAACTTGAGAAGGAAGCGATGGATCTGAATATAATACCCAAGGTTAATACATTGGATGTATAAGGGCGGTTACATTGTGGATAAAGAACTTCTGGATGAGATCAAGGATGATTTCTACTCCGGAAGATTTCGAGTGATACCTAGTGAGGTTAGTTCGGGCGAACCGATTGGATATCTATCCAACAAACGCACTAGTACTAAGTTAGACGTTCATCGCACATGGTATCCGGAGTTCTGTGAACAAGTGGCATCCATGCACGATGAACTAGAAGTCAGTCAGATAGATGTTCTTCATTATGATAAGGGTCAGAAGTTTGATAAACATTATGATCGCATTATCGGTGAGGAGGAGAATAGAGTATACACTACGGTGAGTATTCTTGAACTATCAGATGACTATGAAGGGGACGGTCTTGTTTTATATTCAAGTGAGGATGACGATGTTGGTTATTCACCTGAAATGAAAGAAGGTCAGACCATAGTATTTCCAGCTGAACATTGGCACGCTGCGTCTCCTGTTGTACAGGGAACGAGGTTAGTTGTCACTGCATGGTTGGGAAGAATACAGAAATGATTAATTTCCGATCTGTATAAATAATAGTTGCCATACGAATACTATGTGTGGTATAATACTGTCTTACATTATGAGCAACAAGTGGATAATCTGTTAATACATTGTTAATATAAGGAAACAATATGTCTTTTGCAAATCTAAAGTCGGGTCGCACCGACATCTCTAAACTCGTATCTGCCGCCCAAGAAGTTGCTGGTGGTCAGAAAACTAAAAACAAATACGATGATGACCGTATCTGGAAACCAACTGTCGATGACGCTGGTAATGGATATGCGGTAATTCGATTCTTACCTGAAACCGAAGGTCAGGAACTCCCTTGGGAACGTTACTGGGATCACGGTTTTAAAGGCCCAACTGGTCAATGGTATATCGAGAAGTCTCTTACTTCAATCGGTCAGAAGGATCCAGTCGGTGAGTTGAACTCACGTCTGTGGAACTCTGGTAACGAAGAGGACAAAGAAACTGCTCGTAAACAGAAACGTAGACTGCACTACATCTCTAACGTACTGATTGTTAGTGATCCGGCTAACCCTCAGAACGAAGGTCAAGTGAAGTTGTTCGTTTATGGTAAGAAGATCTTTGATAAGATCATGGACGTTATGCAACCACAATTCCCTGGCGAGACTCCGGTCAACCCATTTAACTTCTGGGAAGGTGCTGACTTTCAGTTGAAGATTCGTAATGTTGCGGGTTATCGTAACTATGATAAGTCGGAGTTCAAATCTCCAAACGCATTATTTGATGCTGATGAGACACGACTTGAGGCGACCTACAACCAACTGTTTGAACTACGGGAGTTTGTTGATCCCGCTAACTACAAGTCGTATGAGGATCTAAATTCTCGTCTACAACTTGTACTGGGTCACTCAGTAGGTGCGGGTTCTACTATGAAGAATGAGGCGTTGACGCAATCTGCGGAAGCTGCACCAGTATCTTCTAGTCCAGAACCAACAATCGTGGCTGCACCGCAACCAACGATTGAGTCATCATCTAATGATGAAGACGATTCTCTGTCATACTTCGCTAAGATGGCGGCAGAGGAATAAAGAATCCTGCCTTAGGATAAACCGTAATGGTTATAGGGACTCTTCGGAGTCCCTTTTTTTATGTACCGTAACTCAGATCTAATGCATCGGTTGCAGGCATGTTCATGTTCATAACTGCGGTAGTAGGTGCGCTGTTATTTACTACGTTAGTAGATGGCGCGACAATCATTGCTTGTTGTCTTTGTGCGTCTGCAGCGAGTAACGCTTCTGCTCTTCTCTTATTGATTGCAAGAACCTCTTCGCCTCTCTGAGAACTCGCTATCATCTCTCTTGCACGTGCAAGATTCTTCTCACGATCTGCCTCAGACATACGAGAAAGTTTAGCAGCTTCTTCAGAACCGAACTTCTGAATGTCCGCATCTTTCTTCGCTTGTTTCTGTTCGAAGTCCGCTAGTTGTTGTTCTTTTCTTGCGATGCTTTCTCTAAGTTGTTCTAACTGTTCTGACTGACCTTCCGCAGAATTGTCATACTCCATCGATGCTCTTTCATCTGCATCTGCGGATGCCATTTCTTCTTTAGACCACTTAAAGTATCCTTCACCACTTGCAAGTTTTTCCTTCATTCTTGCAAGTCTTTCTGATTCCTTCTCTTCAAAAGATTTAACAGGTCTCAGTTCTTCTTTTGTTTCATTCAACTTAGTTGTATCGCCAGTCTTGATTGCCTCAAGTTTTGCTTCATTCAAATCTTTGTTAGTGACGGTTAATTCTTTGAGTCCAGCAAGTTGCGCCTCTGTTGCATCTACGAACATCTGCGCCGCCTCGACATCGTATTCGTCCCCTGTTCCGTCTTCAAGTGATGACTGTGCATCCGCAAGATCTTTTTTATCTGCAACTAGTTGTTGTTCTAGTTCCTCTTTAGTCATGGTACCTTCTGGTGTTGATGCAGTATCAGATGCAACTGGTTCTGCACCCGCAGCAGCAGGAGGTGCAGTAGTACCCGCCCACTCATAAACGGCATCGGGAACGAACTTCTCAAGGAACGATCCTCTCTCTGGTAACATACCAAGGATAAACTCTCTAAACTTGTTCTTGATATTAGCGACACCTTCACCTAGTTTGGCGAACATACCTTCATCGCCCGTGAAGAACCCGAACACACCATCAATCAATTTACCGAACATACCAGAAATACTCTCTCCGATAGAACCCATGAAATTGCCGATAGCTGCGCCTATCTTCTTGAATAGTCCGATCGGATCTGTCACTAGTTGTACAAAGAAGTCTGCGATTCCGAAGATCATGTTCTTTATACCATCGATAAGTCCACTGAACAAACCAGAGAAACTGAATCCTGCCAACATGTTCTCGAAGTTCTCGAATCCTAGTTTACCAGCAATCCATCCGATACCATCTTTCAACATATCTAATGGCGCCATGATAACAGCGTTGATCGCGCCTTCGATGAATCCATAGAAACCATTGACGAACACTTTAAAGAAACTATCGCCTTTGGCCATAGACTCCTTACCTTCTTTAAACATATTCATGAAACCACCGACCAATCCAGTGATGATGGTTATAGGGAACGCAACTACACGACCAATGGTGGCGAATACTTTGAAGAAACCTTTGAAGACATTTCCTAGACTACCTAGTGCCGTACCCGCAGCCTTTATACCTTTACCTACTTTAGAGAATACCGATCCGATACGACCAAAGAATCCAGATACACTTGACACTCCCGTTCGGAGTAGACCGATTGATTTTCGGACAACCTTGATACGTCTCTTCAAATCCTTGACTATCGGATTTAACAAGTTACCGATACGACCAAAGATACCAACGAATCCTTTTACTGGATTCATCATTCTACCCATAGCGCCACGGACTACTTTAGCATTACCCTTGAGACCCTCTGAGAAGGCGAGACGAATGTTCTTGAGTGTATTGACCAGTGGTCGGAAGAATAACTTAAACTGTTTGGACAGGTTCTTACCGAACTGAGTTATGGTTTTACCTAAGTTACTTGACGAGAATGCTTTCTTGAAAGACTTTAATGCTTTCATCAACGGTCTAGTAAACGCACTTATAAAACCCTTTACGAAACCAAGGGCTGCACCAGCGAGTCCCGCCAACATTCTTGCGATACCAAGTCCGCCACCAGAGTCCTTACTTTCCGGAGAACTACTACCACCACTGCCTGCTGGTGATACGGTCTCTTCTTCGTCTTGACCTCTTTGACGATCGAGCGCCATCCCATCCAGCATGTCCCCAATAAGATTCTTAGTGGTTCGTGTGTTGAATGCAATTTCACCTGAACGATCATTGATTTCCCCAAAAGTCTTCTCGTTAGAAGTTCTTAGTTTGTCGATCGCACCTTGAATGTTCGCCTGTTTTGCCATCTCTTACTGCCCGTTTTGTCTATTTTGTTGTTCTATACGTTCATTCTCTTCTTTAATGTGTTCCAATAACATACTGACGTAGATCTCCCTCTCCCATGGCATCATCATGTCCAGTTCTGTTAAACTATAATGATGATGTTGCATCATTGCAAAATTCGTCTTATAATGATTCACAAGACTATCATGAGAAAGGTTTAGGATAAAAAATCCGATATCCCTTTAAGTTCCATATCATTTTCGGTACCACAATTCAAACAAGTAAACTTCGCATTGTGTTTCATGGCTGGGAGATCACCGATGTACTGGGTAACTCTCTCAAACTGTTCACTCGTCATCGATTCGATGAACTCGTATACTTCTTTTTTAGATACGTCTTTCGCATCTATTCGTTCTTCTTCTAGTCCGTTAGTAGTAATGATTGCGCTAACACTACTTACGACCATCGCTAATCCTAATTCCATCTGATCAGCGTTTAGATTACTATCCATCAATGAACCATATGGTGGATACCGCATCTCGATCGTTATGTCATCGGTCAGTTCAATCAGATTACTATCATCTGGGATATCAACACCAATCGTTGACAAGTCAACTGTGTACTCGTGTTGTGTCCCGCATTCTTTACACTTCAACATTACAGTTGATTTCTCACCGGCAGACTTAGAACGAATCTGAGTAAACATATACTCTACATCGAATGTTGCTAAGTCTCTGACCGACAACTTCTCTTGAACACACGCATCGATTGTCGAGACGATTGCTTTCAACGCTTGTTTCTGATCTCCAGATTCAAACGCCATCATCAACACTTTCTCTTCCTTCACAAGATACGGACGGAAACTCACTGTCTGTCCTGTTGAAGGCACCGCCAATTCATATAACGGTGCGGTGTTTAACTTGGGTAATGCCATTTCATTTCTCCTAATAATTTAGAAATAGTTTAATTCAGGGTTGTCTAACGTATATTTAGTCCACTAAAAAGTCGCTTCGCATCGTGAGCTTTACTGTACCAATCTTTGAACTTGAACGATATCGTAAGTTCCATAAGTGCGTCTGTTTGATCGTCACCCAACTGGATGTCACTTAATGTAGTCGGCATTGCATCAATTAATCGACACGTGTATGCTGGTTCATCTGTTGTTCCCAAATCAAGATCAATCTCTCCTTGAGAGAACTTGAATGGGCCGATGTCTGGTAATCTGTTTCTGATAGTCGGTGACAGTTTGGTCAAGAACGGAATCTGTTTGTTGTACAACGGAATAGACGCACCTTTCTGTATAGTCTCGACAACGATATCTCTACAATAGTCTTTGTAGTAACCCACCTCACCACGTGTCCACATCGCAGACTGCCATGCCTCGAAGTAAGACTTGACGATATGATTAGATGGTACATGAAACACCATAGTTACTTCACTCAAGGTCATTGCGTTAACAACGTCCATCTTGAATGTACCCATCTGTTTTTCGATTGTACCTATCTGACGACCCGGCATGGTGACTGCCTTACACAATAAGTTTAGATCTTTGGTGTCATAACCATCGATAGGTGGTAACTGTACACGGAATAGGTTGGGACGTTGCACGCCACCACTCCTACCGATCAGAGTCTTGAGTTGCTCAATATTACCTATTTGGTTTACTTGGTTAGCCATCTATCTTTTGCCTTGAATCGTAGAATACTTTCTGTGAGTTTGCCTTACGGAACTGTGCAGTCGGTAAGAATGTTGCAATCTCCCACTCAGGTGTTTGAACTTCAGCAAACCGACTTTTAACATGTGCGGTTAGATAATGTTTCAAACATGGTTTATAGTACCGCATCTTGGCGGCCTTCTTCAACATATTGTAAGTTAATGCACGTCTTGCACTTGTGGTCATCTTTTGTCCAAGTACACCCATCAACGCATCCAGAAACTTCGCACGAAGTATTGGAGGTAAGTAATGCAAGTTGAGTCCATAGAACCCACCTTCTGCGGGCCCGATAATGATAACCAATGGAAATGCATCGTAGTACGGTAACGTCTTCTTATGTTTTGGGTCATAGAAAAACATCTGCATACTACCGATCATCTCACGATTGTCCGCTTTACCCGCATCACGTTTTTTCAACGGATCTTCTTTCATCAACGCTTCACGGTTGATAGATCGTAGATTCGATGCTTTCTGTCGGAACCAATCGCGACTTTCCTTGGTACGAGGTGTAACTCCCGCACGGAATGCCTGTAGTTCTAGTCTGTTAAATAAATTACTCATACGTCTATTTATACTTATTTTTTACGTTTCTTAAAAGGTTTTAATGGTTTTAATGGTTTAGTCGATTTAGGCATAATACCCATCGCAGTCAACTCCTTTTCAGTCCATATCTCAAATCCCCACCCCCGATCCTTTGCATACTCAGATGCAGCTTTCCATTTGTTCTGGTTCTTGACATAGGTAAACGATTCTGTTAACATACGTTTAGTACGTCTACCTTTCATCTTGGGTAGTTGAGTTTCCTTGAAAGGTTTCACTTCGATCAGTTTAGTCGTACCATTCTTGTACACAATAACAAAGTCCATGAAGTAACGGTGATATTTTCTGTCCACTTCATATAGATAAGGTATGACAATCTCTTCCGATCCCCACTCTTTGATGTTAGAGTCGTTGTCACAATGGCGCATTACGTGTCTTTCCCACAATGATCGATACACTATGTTGGTCACGTCCCCCAAATACTTCTCTGGGTTTTTTGGTTTAAATTTGCCAGAATATGCCATAGAATCCTTATAAATAGAAATAGTAGTTTTTAATAACCCTATTTATCGGAAAAGTTATGAGCGCAAAAAACATATATCAATATCCTCTTCATGACGAAGATGATTATAAAGGTAGAATCAGATTTACTCTGTTCGCTGAACAGTACTTCAATACAGGTTTATCTGATATCTTATCCGATAAACAACAGGATATGAAGAATCTAAAAAAGAAAAGACAGGATCTTCTTGATCAGGTTAAAGCGGAGGCCAAGGAAAACGAAGGTGATTACGGTACTGCTACTGACGTATCGTCCAAGGAACTATCTGAGGTTACCGCACAATTAGAAGAACTATCTAAAGACGTTGGTGCATTCAATGGTCTACAGAACGAAACTGATATGGGTATGCGACCAAGACAGATTGTCGATACCGAAGTTCTTTTGTACCTACCACAGGGTCTACAGTTCCGTGACAATGTCACATACGAAAACGTTGATGTAGGTGCAACAGGTGCGGCAGTCGCGGGTGGTGCATCGGTACTAGGTTCTATGGCAGATGGTGTAGGGTCATTTGTAAATGGTCTTACTGGTGGTGGTGCAAACGATGGTCTTGCAAAACTCGCAACAGTTAAACTTGCATCGTCTGCTGGTAAGTTCAGTGATGAAGTTACTGCGGGTCTTAAACTACAGACAGGTGTTACCACGAATCCAAACCAACGCTCGTTATTCAAACAAGTTAATATGCGAGAGTTTGCATTTAACTTTAAGATGATCGCACGGTCTAAGGAAGAGGCTGCACAGGTCAAGAAGATCGTTAACTTTTTCCGTAGTGAGTTGTATCCCGAAGACATTCCTGTTACAATTGGTGGACAAGAGTTGTCTCTGGGTTATCAGTTCCCTAACAAGTTTAACCTTGAGTTCGAATATGATGGTAAGACTATTGCACACAAAGTTAAACCTTGTTTCTTACGTTCGGTCGATACCACTTACAATGCGAGTCAGATGGCGTTCCATGATGACGGAGAGTTCCTCGAAGTGGATATGAACCTTAACTTTACCGAAACCGTTACACTATCCAAGAAAGATATTCTTGACGTGGATGCGGATGGAGTTGGATTCTAATGAGTACAAAATACTTTCAACGATTTGAGAAGATATATTATAAGTTCGGGGACGAGACTTCGTATTCTCTTTTCCAGAATCTTAGTCAATATGTCGATATCATTGATCAGGTCAAACCGCAACAGGCATTCTACGAAGATTATACTATCAAGTCCGGAGATAGACCAGATACGTTGGCCTTACAGTTGTATGATGACTACACTCATTACTGGACGTTCTATTTGATGAACGACCACTTACGTGAGTCTGGCTGGCCTTTGCAAAACGAAGAGTTATTGGAACGTGCTAAAGGTTTCTATCCTCATCGTATAATCACAACTACCGCAGATATTGCAACTGCCGAAGGTGGTTATGACTTCAAGGTGGGACGAACAATAACAGGTCAGATATCGGGTACCGTAGGAACGATCATCAAACGAAACCTAGACTTGGGTCAGTTGGTGGTTGATACTGAACATGCGTACATAGAAGACAACGAAGACTTCGTTATAACGGTTAACAGTAATGGTGCGACCGAAATAACTTTGACCGATCCTTTGAAACGTTTCGCAAATACTGATCAGTGGATCTTGTTGAAAAGGGATTTAGATAATCCAACTGAAGATCCTGTTTCTTTGTCTGGGTACTCTACAACTCTATCTGAGATAGACACTGTCGTAAATATTAGAAACATCCCATTCGAAGTCGGTAACTACGAGTATACGTTGACTACAAGGGTGAGACTGTTTAATGATGGCGAAGCAAGGTTTCAGGCAGGAGAACAGATATACTTCCGTGACGATACCACGGGTCTGGTAGTATTTGCACGTATTCACAGAGAAGATGCACAATACAACGCAGTACATCATTATGAAAACTCAGCTGGAGAATACGTAGACATTGATCCATTTGTGGAGGAGATACCTTCATCGTTAACCGAAGTGACCTACTATGAACGAATGGTTGCACGTAACGATGACTTGAAACAGATCAAGGTATTGAAAAACACTAGTGTTGAAAGTGTAACTAAAGAATTTTATAGGTTGACAAATAACCGATGAAGAACGAGAACCAATCACAATATAAGATAACGCAAGCGTTTATTACTGCCGAACAAACGGGTGGTGAGGAAGTGTCTAACCGTATCAATTTGAACTCGAACATTGTAGAATTGGTATTCTTCGAGAGTCTAGAGAAACCTTATATCTCTGGACAAATCGCTATATCCGATGATCAGGGTTTCATTGATGGTATAGGATTTTCTGGAACCGAAAGATTATTCATTGAAATGGCATCTGAAGATAAAACTTTATTGCCAGTAATGTCCAGATCATTTATGATGACTAGTATTGATCAAGTGATTAAAAGTAATGATGCTGGACAAGCCAGTATATATGTATTCACTATCATGGACGAACACGCAGTCGTTAGTAAGTCGAAGAAGATATCACGTACAGTCAAAGACACATTAGAGAAAGAGATCACTAAGATATGTGGTCATGATCTAAAGAAAGACGTGGACTTGTCCTATCTAGAACCGTCTATTCAAAGCAACATGAAGGTACTGATTCCTTACTTGCATCCACTCGAAGCATGTGATTGGTTGAGAGACAGAGCTACTACCACCAATGGTTGTCCGTTATTCTTGTATGCATCTATACACGACACTAATATTCGGTTGGGTAGTCTTGACAAGATGTTGGAACAAAATCCTTGGAATAGTGAATTACCGTATCTTTACTCACCATCAAACGTAAAGAAGACCGAAGATAAATCCCCGTTACACCGTACATTCCAAGTGCAGACTATGAGAACGGCCAAGATGCAGAACACATTTAAACAGATGATGTCTGGTGGTGTTGGTTCATCTTACAGAAACACTAACCTTTCGACAGGACAAATTGGTTCTGAACACTTTAGTGTAAAAAAATTGCTTGACAAGATCTCAGATTCTGGTATAATAGAGGCTGGGAAACAAAACGTATATCCAGAAGAATTTAAACTAAATGATGAATACGTTGATGAATTAGATTCTAAAATATATCATCAAGTCACATCTACAGGCACATATGGTACCTTCAAGAGTTATCATGATGAAATGAAGCCAGGCAGTTTCAAGACCAAGGTTGGAAACATTGCTATAAGGAATATGTTATACAAGAATCAATTTGAATTAACAGTTCCAGGCGCAGGGTTCATTGTTGCAAAGGCCAGTGTTGGTGATATAGTTAAGATTCAAACAATCTCCGATGATGGTGACCCACAGTCAACCGAACCTTTCGACTTATTACGAACAGGTGAGTTCCTAATCTATAACACAAGACACACATTCAAGAACACACGTCATGATGTTGTTATGACCGTGTGCAAGTTGGTGAGAGGATAATGAAAGCAATCCAAACAGAATACTATGGTGACAATACTCGTTGGTTTATTGCAGATGTTGTTGACCACACACCCCCATATGGTTTAGAAGGTCGTGTCAAGATTCGTGTACACGGAGTACACAATCCATCTACAAGAGAGATACCGCAGAACGATCTACCTTGGGCCCAAGTAGTACTACCTACCACAGAGGCGGGTGTGTCTGGTTTAGGTAGTACACCTAGACTGTCTTCAGGTGCAACGGTATTCGGATTCTTTATGGACGGTGTTGCTTCACAGATACCACTAGTGTTAGGATCTATACCTAAGATAGAGTATCCGACACGTGTTCAACGTGATGTTCAGTTCAAGACGGTACAAGAGAGAATCTCACAAGACGTGGTATTCTTTGAACAACAAATAGGTGTTGTCGATGCGGTAAAGGTCGAGAACGACAATGTCGGTCGAGTCTATGGTAATACAATGCAGTCTCGTCAGTTAGAGGGAGTCAAGTACTTCCTTAGTGCTGGTTACACGTTGAAACAATCTGTCGGTATTATGGCAGGACTTATTTTCAAGTCAAGACTTAACCACACCGGAGAAGAGACTGCGGGTGAAGATAATCCTCTAGGTATTGCGGGATGGGAAAACGAACGTAAACTATTACTCAAGAACTTTAGTAACGATTGGGCGAAATATGCGACTCAATTGGTCTTCACTAAATTTGAACTAAATAGTAGTCAAGCGGCCGCAAACATTCGTTTACGTAAAACGGATACTAACGAAAAAGGTCTAAAGAACAATTGTCAACGAGTCTTTGCAAAGTATTATCTTGGTGTAAAGAAAGAGAGTGACTTCGAAAGTGTAGAGAGACTCTGCATTGGTCTTCAGGAACTAATAGGTGAATAATGCCTTTAAATAAAAGTCAACTTAATGCTAGATTAGCAGACAACCAAGCTGGTTCGAGTATTGGTGATAATCTCGATGCAACTGCAAAAGCGTTAACCGAAAATACGTTCGCAAACAATGCGACACTATTGGGTAGTGAAACGGGTGCGGTTTTCGGTGGTATTACTAGTATGGAGTCTAAGATCGATAACGCCGGTCAGACCGCCATGGGTGACGCTGCGTGTTCTTTTGGTGATCAGGTAACAGGATTATCCGGTGTCGCAGATCCCGCATCTTCTCTGATGACCCTGTCTGTTCCTGATCTCACAGTAACAGTGGGTGCGGACTCCGGTGCGGAAACTACTATAACCGAAGGCGTCCAAGAAGAACAATCTGTATCTGACGTGGTTGTTCAGTTAACCGGACTAGGATCACCTGTTGCTAAACTAGAAGTGGAGACACTAGGTGCATCATCTCTAGACGCAATTAGTGCAACTGCATCCGATGTTGAAGGTAAGTCTTCTGCATTGAAGTCAAAGATCCAAGGGGTCGCGAGTGAAGTAAAGGCTGCATCTGGAACAGGTGGGGGTGCGTCTGGTGGACTGGGTGCGATTACCGATACCATAAAGAAGGCAGAAGGTATGGTCGCAGATATTACCGCAGAGGTATCTTCCATTCAATCATTGAACCCTGCCGCAGACCCATTGAGTAATGTTAAGAACGATATTGGTAGTGGCACTACCGATTTACAGAATAATTTAAACTCCATTAGTGCGAGTGCGAGTGATATCGGTGCCGCGATCACTAGTGGAACCAATGCACCGCTCCAAGGATTAGAAAAGAATCAAGGTGCATTGCAAGACTTCTTCAATAAGTCTCCGGTTAAGACTGGTCTTGGCATGTTACAGGATATCGCAGAGGACATTACCAACGCTGCGACTAGCCTAGTGCGAGGTGTTACCAGTAACGCAAACCTTGGATTAAGTAAAGTCACGGAAATTGTTTCTTCTGCATTGGATGGTACTTTAGAAGGTGTTGCGAAGGCGACACAATCAACAATCAGAGAAGATAAAACACTCAGTCCTAAAATGAAGGCTGTTATCGGAACGATACCCGAAGGTAAGACCAACGATGAGTTTGTTAATGAGGTCAAAGTAAAGGCGAAGGCCGCAGGTATCAGTGATGCAGAGATCGAATCGACACAGAAACGTGTCTTCGCTGCTGAGGCAGATTTCTCTGCATTAGACACCACAATTTCTGGTTCACTTATAACTACCTCAGAATCGTTTGTAGTTGAAGACTTTGATCTCACTGAGACACTTGCTAAGTTCGATGGTCAGAGTAGTGCGTTTGAATCGTACACTTATATTGATTCTAAGGAAGAACTGGGTACAGAATTTAGACTTATCAACCGTCCTATTACTGGAATGGTTGTACATGCGTCAGACACTTATACTAACCAGAACATTGGCGCAGAAGAGATACATGTTGACCATACTAGTTCAGGTGAAGATGGTATCCAGTACCACTTAATTATTCGTAGAGACGGTCGTCTACAAAGAGCTAGACCAATGGATAGAAAAACCTCTAATGTGGTAAATGGTCACACGGATAAGGTGATCGAGATATGTTTGGTCGGTGGTTTAAACTGTTCGACTGGTTGCGATAATCCAGATCAGTATCGTTCCTCACAGTCATTCACTCGTGAACAGATGACAACCTTTGAATCAGTATGTGAAGCATTCTATAGAAGATATCATGGTGGACAGATATTTGGTCATAACGAAATACAACCTTTGGTGACTGACCCATACTTTGATGTAACGCAATATGTAGAAACGGTATTCCGCAAGAAGTCTGTATACGAAGACTTATCGGTAGACACGTCTTTAACTCCATCTGAATTGATAACGAAGAAACCACAATGACAACAGAAACAGATAAAAATTCGTTAGGAAAGAATACCGCCAAGGACAAAACACTTGGTGTACCACAGGAAGGATTTCAAGATCCTACTGGTGAGTTTCCTAGAACTAACTATCACTATACGTCTAGTATAAACCAAGCTGCCCGTGGGTTTCAGGTAAATGAACTCTATGTTGGGGGTGGTGACTATAAAGTATCACTTAATATAGAAGATCAACAACCATCACAGTATCCGTTTAATCAGGTCATGGAGACCGCATCTGGTCATGTGATTGAACATGATGATACGCCAGGCGGAGAACGTATTCTTATCAAACACCGTAAGGGTGGTGGTATCGAAATGCGAGCGGACGGTTCTATTATTATATCATCCCCGAACAATAAAGTCGAGGTGACCGGAGGAGACAATACGGTCATCGTAGAGGGTGATGCGGAGATGGTCTATAAAGGTAATCTGAACCAGACGGTTACGGGTGACTGGAATATGGACGTGGGTGGTAATCATAATCTTAATATACATGGTAACTCAAGGCAACATGTTTTACTAAACAAACGTACCGAAGTATCGAAGAACACCGAATATACAACTAAGGGATCTGCGTCATACAAGACCGTGGAGAATAGGGCGGAGATTACTCTGGGCAATAACTCTAACTGGACTAAGGGTTACTACAAGAACCATGTTCAGGGAGAACTCCAGTTGATGACCGATAATCGTTTGACTACGACTGCGGGATCAGAATACATTGCTACATCACCTGTTATGTCTATCACAGGTTCTGAATTATCCGTCATGGGTATGAAAGGTGTGATTGGGGGTGAACAAGTAGAGATGACTTCTCCCGTTTACATGGGGCCAATGGGTGCGGTTCCTTTTGCATCTGGTGCTGCGTTCTATGGATCATTCCACGGACAGGCAACAGAGGCGATTAAGTCATACAACGCAAACGTAGCAGACAAGGCAAAGACTGCGTTCCAAGCACAGAAGGCGGGAACCGCTGGTGCATTAGGGGCATCTGGATCTGCAACTGATCCTACAGTTAAGAAAGCAGAGGAAGGACAAGAGACTCCAACACCTAAGAAACCAGTACCACTTGCAGATGCGATTGGTGCAATGATGACAATGGGTGACTTTGCGGTACGTGCGATATCTGTTGATGCGTCTGACTCACTCAAGAATAAGATTCTTCTACGTGACGATTACGAGGGACTGTTCGAAAAGGTTCCGACAACCCAAGAACTTAGGTCTAAGATTCGCGACACTGCTAACCGTTCTTTGATTGGAAACAAGATGGTAGGTGAAGGTAGACTTAATTCTGACTATGATAACACTAGTCCACCGAAGATAGGACGTGCAGTTTCAGCTAAACCGTCTTCGAGATTTGGTATGGTGCCTATAGGTAATTCAATTGAGAATAGAGGAAAGAGGTTTAAAGGATGATCATATTACCAGATCCGTTATACAACCCAAATTTTCTTGATGGTGATCAGATCTCATCTAGAACTAAACTTGCGCCAGGCGTAACCATCGCAAAGTACCTTGGTGCGTATGGGGATAAGACACCGTTCTCTCATGTAGGCCCAGCCGAAGACCGTAAACAAATTGCACGTAACCTTTATCTCCACGCAGAGATGTATCGAACGATTAACGGTAACACCGACTTGTTCAACAATGTACGTCTTATTGTGAGTGAAGGTATCTACAAGGGTGGCCCTCTAGAAACTGTCGGGGGTGACAATCTGAAGAAAAAGGATGGTCGTCTTGTGGCATATCAGGTAATCGATAGAGAAGGCAAGATAGATCACAGTGCGACATTTGATATTGCAGAGTATTGGAAAGACTATTGTTTTTATGAAAAGCTTACACTCGACTATGACATCTACAATCCAGATGGTTCGTTGACATCTCAGATTGTTGTTGAGATGCCCGAAGTGACTGAATCATTTGACCTAAACTTTGGGTTGGGTATCTCTACCATTTATAATGGAAAACAACTGTCTGGCGGAGAATTAATCGAAGTTAAGTTAGATTAAATCGTATAAATAGATACAAGGTTATTTAAGAGACTACTATGGCAATCACAAGATCATTATCGATAGAAGACAGGAATTTAGAAGCGTCCTCTACCGTACAGGCAACTAAGAACAGAGAGTATTCAGATCTGGATCTGTCATTGGCCGTGTCTCCGACAACCAAAGACGTATTCCGAAAACGTAATGTCGAATCTGTTAAGTTCGCAGTTAAGAATTTATTACTGACCAATCAGGGAGAGAAACCATTCAATCCCTATTGTGGCGGTAACCTATACAATTTCCTGTTTGAACTGGCAGATCCTGCGACAGAAAAAAACATCATTCGTGAAATCAGAAACGTGATCGAAGTGTATGAACCCCGTGTTGACGTACCCTCTTTGAGAGTAGTTGTTAACATGCAACCGGATGACAATGCAGTGGAAGTTACGGTTATCTTTAAGATAATCAACACTGGAGAACTCGTAGAATTTACTACCGTATTAAGTAGGTTAAGATAAATGGCGACAACGATAAAATCAACAGCACTAGATTTTCAGGCAATCAAGAACAACCTGAAGATCTACCTAGAACAACAACAAGAGTTCAAGGACTACAACTTCGAAGCGTCCGGTCTATCTAATATACTGGACGTACTGGCATACAATACGCATATGAATGCATTGACTGCCAACTTCGCCTTGAACGAATCATTCCTTGGAACGGCCCAACTACGTAGTTCGTTGGTATCCTTGTCCGAAGGTATCGGTTATGTTCCGGATAGTAAGAACGCATCAAAGGCATTTATCAAGATGTCATTGAACCTATCTGGTATTGTTGACCGTAGTCCACGAATATCTATCGCAGCTGGTTACAGGTTTGTAAGTACAGTTGATAGTCTTGAGTTTACTTTCCAGACATCCGAAGCAATATCTGCGTCAGACGATGGTTTTGGTTTCTACGAGTTCAAACAAAATAACGGTTCTAACATCATTCCTATTAAGGAAGGTCGTGCAAAGACTAAGACATTTATCTCAGGCGATAATACTGAAAACATCACATACATCATTCCAGACGAGAACTTAGATCTCAGTACTGCGGTAGTTAAGGTACATCCTAGTTCAACATCATTGGACTTTACCGCATATAAAAACATTTTGAATACAAGCGTCATTGATACTGATTCGACCATATACATCATGAAGGAGATGCCTAACGGTTTCTTTGAATTGACGTTCGGTAACGGTACGACTCTAGGTAGAACCCCAGCGCCAGGCAACAAGATTGTCGTGGAATATCTCTCCACACAGGGCCCAAGTTCAAACTTCGCAGAAACATTCGAACCAGTTAACGCTATTCAGATCAATGCGAATACCGAATTAGTACCTACAATAACCACCGAATCAGTTTCTTCTGGCGGTGCGGAGAAAGAATCTTTAGAATCGATTCGTAAGAACGCACCTTTCCAGTATGCATCTCAGAACAGAATGGTAACACATTCGGATTACTCCGCTCTTGTGTTACGTAACTTCTCTTCTTTGATTAGGGATATCAAGTCTTGGGGTGGAGAAGATAACATTGTTAAGGAGTATGGCGCAGTCTTTATGTCTGTTCTCTTTAACTCTGAAATCCCCGAAGTTACTGTCGAGTCAACAAAACAGTCCATCTTAGACTTAGCGTCTCAGTTGTCCATCGCATCATTTGACTTGAAGTTTGCTGATCCAGTTAGAACTGGTATTGAACTCGATACTAAGTTCCAGTTTAACGAACGATTAACTTCACTGACACTGAACACTATTAAGTCACAAGTAGAAGACGTAACACGTCAATACTTTACTCAGAATACTGGTAAGTTTGATCAGTCGTTTAGACGATCTAATCTACTGACTTTGATTGATGATATATCTCCGGCTATCCTGTCTTCACGTTCGGCCGTCAAGATGCAACAGAGTATTACTCCGATACTGGGTAGAATACAGAATCACACTCTGAAGTTTCCAGTAATGATCGAAGAGTTTGACGATGAAGAGTATATCATAACATCAACTAACTTTGTACTTCAAAACATCAACTGTTCGATTCGAAACAAGTTGAACTCCAATGTGTTACAGGTCATTGATCTTAATGACAACAGAGTATTGGTTGATAACGTAGGATCGTTTGACGTGAACGGTGTTGTTTCTTTTGTAGGACTTCAGATCGATAGTATCACGGGTGGTCAGACCACAGTTAAAATCTCTGCACTCCCCGCTAATCAGTCTGCGATTACTCCACAAAGAAACGATGTCCTCAGTTATGACGAATCTAGATCACAAACAACTGGCATCATAACGACAGCGACTAACTAATGGCCGGACACGCAGACAAGACATTCGATGACTTAAACCGTAGGGAGATAAATCTACGACATTATAAGATTGAGGAAGTACTTCCCGATCATATATGTGCTAGTTTTCCTAAGTTAGTAACTTTGTTAACAAAGTACTATAAATTTGAAGAAGAAGAGATTTCTCCGACTACGTTACTCAATGAGTTATTCTTAATCAAGGATATCACGCAGACTGATATAGATCTGTTATCTTTTGTTGAAGATGAGTTGTTGTTAGGTCAATCTTATTTCGAAGGATTTGCGGATAAGAGAGAGGCTGCAAAGTACTCTAATACTCTGTATCGTTCTAAAGGTACTAAGTACTCTATTCAACAGTTCTTCCGAACGTTCTTTAACATTGATCCCGATATCGTTTACACTAAGAAGAATGTGTTTACGTTAAACGCTTCGGAGATCGGTGCATCCTCGCAGAGGTATATAACAGACGATAAACTGTATCAGAACTATGCGATACAGATTAAAAGTGAACTGGCAATCTCCAAGTGGAAAGAGGTGTATAAGTTGTTTGTACACCCTGCTGGTATGTATTTGGGTTCTCAAGTACAGTTGGTAGGATCGGTCGATTTGGATATTGAGAATCAACCATTTCCTGGCACACTGGATCTACCACCGAAAGAAATCGAGGGTATTGCTACTATGAGACATCCAGAAGGTTATGCACAACACACCGCACTATTCGATGTGGCAATCAATCCAGATGGAGACGAGATGATATTCAGAACAACTATGGGAAGTCCATCGTCTTATCCACAGGGTGGTAATGACATTAAGGATGTTGGAGAAATCACTATCGGTGAGGTACATGGGTTACAGAGTAACATATTAGAGTACTTAGAACCCAACTCACCAACATTCGATGAAGATACCGATGACAGTGGATCAGCTATGGGTCTGTCTAGTCTAGAGACCATCGACCAAGAACAATTCACTTGGCGAAATGTTGAAAGAACGGATGGTAACAACCCAGCGGTAGGACAAGTAGGTGATTCGGACGGAGAAATAACTCTGGACGAACTGCTATAAAACGTATAAATAGAAGTATCAATCTTTAGGTAGAAAAGACTAATGACAAGACAAGTATTAAACAGAGGAACAGTTGCTAACGATGGTACGGGTGATACACTACGTACTGCCGGTTTAAAGATCAACGCCAACTTCGTAGAACTCTACAAGTTTCTAGGTGGTGATAGTGATACCCTCTCCGGTGGTGTATCTTTCGTGGATGATGGTATCGTCTTTGAAGGAACAAGTTTAGATGATTTCGAGACTAAACTGACCGTAGTAAATCCAACTGCTGATCGTGTCTTGAGTCTTCCGGATGCGACAGGTGACTTCGTACTTACTACTGCGACTCAGACACTAACAAACAAAACACTTACTAGTCCCACTGTCTCTAGTTTAACACTAACTGACGCTGGTGGCAACCATTCTTTTAATTTAATTGCGTCTGACATTGCGTCTAACAGAAACGTAACTCTACCTGTATTGGGCAGTAATGACGAGTTCACGTTCAATGGTCATACTCAGACTTTGACTAACAAGACTCTGATCGATCCATTAATTGAAACTTTCCGTATCGGAACCAATCTTCAGGATAGTGCCGGTAACGAACTGATTACATTCTCTCCAGACAATAATGCGATAAACAATATCAGTATTGGTAACGCTTCGCACCTTCTTCATCCAGAGATTCGATCAGTAGGTTCTAACGCAGACATCAATTTAGAACTTCATTCTAAGGGTACTGGTGCAGTTGCAATCGAAACTAAGTTGGCACTCGGTACTCAGAATATAACGGCAACACCCGCAACAGTTGCATTATCTGCACCAATAACTTTCTTCAACATGGGTACTGCGGTCACTGCGACTATGGCTGACGGTACAGTAGATGGCGAAGTTAAACATCTAATAAATATCAATTCTGGTACAGCGACAGTTACTATTACCAACAACGCCGCATCCAGAGACACATTAACAATAGCTTCCGGACAGACTGTACAACTGATTTATAGTTTGTCCACCACAGAGTGGTATGTAGTAAGCTCAACCGCAACGATTTCATAGGACATATAGATGGCTGCCATAGTAACTGATAAAATTAAAAAACTCTTTCTAGAGGAATTGTTCGCGGACTTTGACTCCGGTTCTGTTCGATACTACGCTGGTATCGCTAGATCAGAATCTTGGAACGATAGTGACACTGCTATCATCCCACAGAATCGTGTTAGGGACGAACGTGACGCTCGACTGAACATGCAGTCTATCAAAAACATTACGGATAAGACATTCGCTGTTCCTCGTTATAACTGGTCTTCTGGTACACAGTATTCTGCATTTGATGATAACCATATCGGATATCCTCTACAACCTTTCTATGTTATGAACAGTAACCAAGAAGTATACGTCTGTTTACAACAAGGTAAAGATGCAGCTGGTGTGATTCAGAACTCTACCATTCAACCGACAGGTAATACTACGGGTACGCCTTTCCGTACTTCTGACGATTATGTCTGGAAGTTCTTGTACTCTATTGGTGCATTGAACGCATCCAAGTTTCTCTCTTCTGCCTATATGCCTGTACAGTTTGTTGATTCCGATACTGCTGCGTCTGTCGATGCGACTGCGGAACAAGTAGAACAACGTGCAGTAGAAGTTGCTGCGATTAAAGGTCAGATTGTTGGTGTACGAGTAACCGCAGGTGGTTCATCATATACATCGACTCCTACCGCATCTATTGTTGGTGACGGCACGGGTGCGATAATCACTCCAGTGATTTCAGGTAACTCACTAGTAAACTTAAAAATAAAAGAAGATTCGGCTGGTAACCTTTCTGGTAATAACCCACAGGGTTGGGCAACAGGTTCATACCGTGGTTCGGGTTATACTCGCGCCAATGTTGTGATTACTGGTGTAGGTGACGATGCAGCTGGTGTTGCGATACTTGGTTCAGCCAATGGTTTAGGTGCGGATCCACGTGACGATCTACGTTCATCTGCGGTAATGTTTAACTCTAAGATTGACGGTTCGGAGAACGGCGACTTTATCTTAGGTACCAACACCTTCCGTCAAGTATGTCTGTTACGTAATCCTTTGATTGCTAACTATGACAGTGATGGTGCATTCTTTACCGAATCTACTGGATTGGGTATCGATAAGTTGGAACTGACTTCCACGAGTGGTACGTTTGTTGAAGATACTTACATCACAGACGCATCTGGTGCGAAGGCATACATAGATACAGTAGATTCAATTAACGGTTCAGCGCTTACTGCTAGACTGTTTATTCACCAGAACGAAGGTACCGGATTTACTGCATTTGATTCCGGAACTACCGTGACAGATCCGAGTGGTAATACTGGCACAATAAATAAGATATTAAAGGGAAGTTTTGATCCGATGACCGGAGAACTTCTTTACATAGATAATAGGGCCGCTGTAGATAGATCTGCGGAACAAATTGAAGACCTTAAAATCATCATACAACTCTAAGGGTAGTACTTAAAGATGCCGACTATTTACACAAAATCAAGCTTTCCATCCACGTACAAGGACGACTATGATAAGACTAAAAATTATCATCGTGTGTTGTTTAATAGTGGTAAGGCGCTTCAAGCCCGTGAACTTACTCAGATGCAGACTATTATTCAGTCTGAAATCTCTCAACTTGGGGGTAACATCTTTGAAGAAGGTGCTGCGATCACGCCAGGATCTTTCAAGGTAGATAATACTCTTGAATTTATCAAGATAAACCCATTAACACCATTCCCCTCAGATCCATCATTGTTGGAAGGTGTTGAGTTTTCGGTAAGTAACCTAAACCCTACAATTAAATTCCGTGTCATTCAGACTATCGCAGCAGTAAACGGTGACCCCGATACATTGTATGTCGAATATACGTCTGATTCAAACACTGGTGCCGTAGCTACTAGAGTTGGTTCTGGTAGTACCATTACAAGTACTACAGGTGGATTCACTTTCGAAGTACAGTCCATTAATACTTCTAATAACCCAGCAGTAGGTTTAGCATCAGAGATATCGGTTGACGAAGGCCACTTCTTTGTTCAGGGACGTGTTGTATATTGTCCACCGCAGAGTCTGATATTCGGTAAGTATAGTACTGACCAATCTAGTAGATTCGGATTCGTTATTGATCAAGAGATTGTTACTGTCGATGATGACATAACTTTATACGACAATCAAGGGGAGACCCCAAACCTAACATCGCCTGGCGCTGACCGTTATCGTATTACACTAACTCTTGCGGATGGTCGTGTCACAACAGTTGCCGAGAACTTCATTCAGGTAATCGAAGTTTTGGGCGGAAGTATTGTTAGTGCGGTAACTCCTAACTCTGGTTTCAAGTCTATCAAAGAAGAGATGGCGACACGTACTCGTGAAACTGCGGGTGACTACGTTAAACGTTATTTCCGTGCAGCGTTCGAACCCAACAATCTCACCACAATGAAGTTGAAGGTCACGCCAGGAACTGCATATGTTCAGGGTTATCGTATCAACAAGGACGCTGAGTCCACAATCATTGTTAAGAAACCCCTACAGACATTATCTAGAAACAACGATTCGATTACTGTCAACTATGGTAACTACTTCATAGTAGATTCACCTACTAGTCAGGGTATGGCTGACTTCGAGAATGTTCAGGAATTAAAACTCTTTGATGCAGTAGGTGGTAGTGGTAACATTATTGGTACTACACGTGTACGTGCGGTTAGTCCAGTAAGCGACAGTCGTCTAAACTTATATGTTTTCAATACAAGAATCTCCGATGCAACCAAGAGTGTTCGTGACATACGTTCAATCGGTACTGGTAGTGGTGCTGGGGATGTATTTTATAACCTAATTCTTTCTGCTGGTCTAGGTACAAATAGAAACGCACGTGCTGCATTACAACAATCAGACAAACGTCCACTGTTATTTGATACGCCTATCTCACGTCCTAAAATCTTTAGTGACATCTCACTTACTGTTGCTAAACGTAAGGTTGTCACGTCAGATGGATCTGGTAACGTAACTATCAATGCTTCTAGTGGTAACGCACTAGACAATGCAGGATCGTGGATAATATCGAATGCAACTGACGCACAAATTCAAGATGCAATTATTTCGTTTGGTGCGTCTTCTACCAGTATTAGTGGCCTAGCTAATAATCAGGTTGTCACTATACAATATTTCGAGAAAATATCTAACGCTCAACAACGAGTTAAAACTCTAACGCCCGTAACCGATACGTTTAATTTAGAGGAAGATAGTGCCGGTGTCCAATCAATAAACTTGAGAAAGACTGACATCTATAGTATCGATGGTGTGAGAGAAGATAGTGCCGGTGGTAAAAATATTCTAAACCTATTCCGTGTAGATTACGGTCAACGTGATACTCACTATGATTTAGGTAGACTACTCTATAATGGATCAGGACTTGATTCTGCGGGACAAAATGTTTATGTTTCCTTCAAACACTTCCAGCATGCCAATGGTGATGGTGAGTTCTTTGGAGTAAACTCATATGATGGTACCGTTGATTACTCAAACATTCCGGTACATAGAACTGAGAAAGGTCGTTTGGTTAACCTACGAGACGTTTTAGATTTCCGTCCTTCGGTTGACTCTAACGGCGACTTCGGTTCTAGTTCTCTAATATTTGGTCTACCCGCAAGCAATAATCTTGTTAACGCTGACGCAGAATACTACATGCCACGTCTAGACAAACTAGTATTGTCTAAGAGTGGTGAGTTACGTTACATCCAAGGTGTGTCATCAATGATGCCTAAGTTCCCATCTACTCCGGTAGATTGTATTGATCTCTATAAGATCGAACTTGGTGCAAACACATTACACACTAAAGATCTTAAAACCACTATCATTCCAAGACGTGGATACACGATGGAAGATATCGGTAAACTAGACAAACGTGTAGATCGTCTAGAACAGGCAACCACGCTTTCTTTGTTAGAACTTAATGCGACTAACGAAAGATTGTTTGACTCCGATGGTAACGAACGTATCCACACTGGTTTCTTCGTAGATAACTTTAAGAACCAGAAGTTCATGGATACCAAGAGTATAGAACACCGTGCGTCACATGATCCCACAAAGGGAATCATCCGTCCTGGCTATACTTGTGATACTGTCGAGATGTTATTCGATTCGAGTCATAGTACTAGTAATCGTATGGTTCAGAAAGGTGATAACCTTTATTTGGATCACACTGAAGTACAATACTTCGCACAGAACATGGCATCACAGACAATTAATGTCAACCCATTCCATGTTGAAAAGACTTATGGCGACTTAGTACTGTCTCCATCTAAAGATACTTGGAAAGCGTTCAAACAAGATGCGCCACTTGTCATTGATGGTGGTACAGAGTTTGACGCATCTCAAGCACTTCTTTGGAATGAACAAGAATATGCATGGGGTGGTACTAATGTAAACGACCTACGTGTCGGGATGACAACTGATCCATTGGTTTCGGTCACTTCAAACACAACACAGACAGGTGAGTCTACCCGTCAGACAGGTGAAGATGTTTCGGTCGATCATGGTGATTGGGTAGAAACAGGTTCAACGTCAACTAGTGAGGTGATCGGTGGCGGCGTTGAAGTTCTTTCACGAGACCATAACCAAGTTGCAGGCGACTTTGTTGTCGCAACTACAGTATCAGAAGGTGCGTATACGGGTCAAACGATTACTAAACTTGAACCACCGTCTGGGTCTACTTTCGCGAATGGAAGTTCTGCGATTGAGGCAAAGGTCAAGGATGAAATCGTCATTACTGCTACCCAAGCTTGGGGTAGAGTTTTCCGATGTGGTGCTCACAAAGATATCGCAGACCTGTACAAACAGAATGCTGGCGGTGGTGCTTGGACACTAATTACTAACTTCACTACATCAATAAGTAGTGGACAGAAGGTAAAACTGGTAGGTAAAAAGACTGGTTCGTGTCACTTATACTTCAAAAACAATTCTGGTACTGGTCAAGGTGCATCTACGAACAGTAACGATGGTGTACACACTGTAACATTTGGTCTTGGTGGCGTAGTTACTTCAACTACTACTGACGTATACCAAACAGTTACAGATACCGTAACAACTTCACACCGTGATGTTAGTACAGTTGAGACTGTTACCAATACTAGTTACGAAAGAACTAATACTGTAACTACTGAAACAGAGACTGAGACTACTGCGGAATTTACTACCACTACCGATACCACATCTACTGTGAACCGTATCGCTAGTGAAAGTGTTCTTACTGAGGTTGTCGATAATCGTGAATTACAAATCATTCACGTACCGTTTATGCGTTCACGTAAAGTATCGTTCAAGGCGACTAACTTACGTCCGAACACTCGTTACTTCCCATTCTTCAATAATACGGATGTGAGAGATTTCTGTAAACCGAAGACATTCTACAAGTCATCGACTTATCCCGACCCCGATTACGATATTGCGGATGACGGATCTAACATGGTTACTCAGATTGACATTCCGCCTGGCCTAGGACACTCCGAAGGTTCAGGAGAACTGATCTCTAACTCTAACGGTATCATTGAAGGTGAATTTGAGATTCCAAACTTAGTGAATCCTCCAATGAGATTCAAGAGTGGTTCTGCGGTATTCTCTTTATTTGATATCAGTAAACCAGACGTAAGTCACGCACTCTCATACTGTGCTCAGTTCTACACATCTGCTGGTGTTATCGAGAACTTGACTGGTGACTATACTATTACTAACACTCGTGTGTTAGAGATTGTTGGTGGTCAGACTACAACTACTACTAGTGGTGTTCATACTGAAACAACTACCTCTACAGATACTGTTGTTACTTCTGAGTCTGAAATTGCGGGTACTACCGAAACTACACAAACTCAGGTTTACGGTGACGTAGAAACAAACACCGCAATTGTGGGTGATACCACAGTATTGGTTTCGTCTAATACTGGACAGGAATACTCACAGGCACCGGCAGGATCTGCGGCCGCTGGTTCGGGTACTGGTACTACTAATCCATCTACCACATTTACTGTTGATGGTAAAGCGTATGATCCAAACGACCCAGTTGTTGCCGGTGTTTCGAGTCAACCGCAGTATCAAAAGAATGCCATGAAACACAACAAGGACGAAGATCCGACTGCACAGTCGTTCGAAGTTCTTGATCCGAATGGTGTCTACATAACTCGATTACGTTTGTACTTTGCAGAGAAACCTGGCGCCAATGATGAACAACACACAGTTAGTGTAGCGATTACTCAAGCACCTAATGGTTATCCTGATCGTACACGAAGAGTGCCTGGCTCGTTTAAAGAAGCGGTTCCGTCACAAGTTCGTACCGTACCAGATGAATCTATTGGTAGTATGGTTGCGAACGGTACTGACTTCATCTTTGATGAACCAGTATTCCTACAGGGTGGTGGTTCAAACTATGCGATTATCGTTCGATCACTTTCTATGAAGTACAAAATGTACATCTCTGAAGTTGAACAGTTCCAGTTAGGTTCTACCGAAAGACGTATCATGAAACAACCTACTCTTGGTTCATTATTCGTGTCTCAGAACACAGACGTTTGGGAACCACGTGGTAAACAGGATCTGGCATATGTATTGTATCGTGCTGACTTCCAGACTTCTGGTACTGCATTCTTACATAACCGTAATCTAAGACCACAGAACTTAGTTGCCAATCCTATTATGACCACAGATGGTAGTAATATCGTCACTGTGAAGTTAGGGCCTAGAGACACACACGGTATGCGCCGAGGTGATAAGACCCGACTCTTTGGTCTAGACCCCGATACTCGATATAACGGTATCTTGGGTTCATCTATCATTAACGGTGCTGGCGCAACCTTCAGTCGTGTTGTTACTTCGGTAGATGCCAATTCAATATCATTCGCTACTGATTCAGATGCGACTGCATCGGGTCGAACTGGTGGCGGTAAGGTAAGAATGTTACAACACTTACCATACGAAACGATCAGACCAGACTTTGACTTGACACAACCAGAGACAACGAACGCTACATTGTCATTCAAGATGACCACTAACTCTACTCTGTGTGATTCAGCTGACGGTCGATTTGAAGTGGATAACAACTTCCAAGTATTACCTAACAAGAGTAATACAACGTTGAATAGTCCATTTGCGATCTACAATCAGTTCGAAGAAACATCAGAAACTTCTCTAGTTGCGAACGAAGGTCACTCGTTGACATCAAATGTTATTTTCACAACAACAGATCCACGTGTAAGTCCGGTCTTGGATTTAGAATCTACAGATCTGAAGTTGACCAGTAACATTATTGATGCATCGGATCAACGTGTCGTTAACACATACTTGAATGAGAAGTATTCTAATAGAGTGACATTTGTCGATGAGATATTCCCAGGCAAGGGTACTGCGGCCGCGAAACACGTTTGTATCCCAATCAAACTCGCAGAAACTGCTGTTGGTTTACGGGTAATGATGAGTGTTAACCGACCACCGGAGACAGGTTTTGTTCTATATTACAGAACCGCATCTAAAGATGTGAACATCAAAGGATTGCATTGGAAACCCGTACCGACACAGAATGAGATGCCTGCGGATCAGAACAGAAACACTTTCCGTGAGTATGGATACTTAATCGGTGGACTTACTGGTGAACTAGAACCGTTTGATCAGTTCCAGTTGAAGATGGTGTTTGGTAGTACTAATGCTGCTAAAGTTCCGTTAATCAAAGACTTGAGGTGTATCGCACTTGCAGACTAAATTTATTCCAGTAGAGGGTCATGCGGATTTAGCCCGTGACCCAGAAACTGGGGCGATTATTAATATAAATAGAACTAAGATTCAGGAATCGCGTGAACGGAAACGTATACGAAGATTGCAGAGAAAAGAAGAACAGGAATTGAAGGCAAAAGTAGAGGGTCTAGAGAGTGATATCTCAGACATGAAAAGTATGCTTTCCCAACTACTAGAGAAACTATAATGTCACGAAAACCAATAGTAAGAATGCAAGAATCGTTCAAGATATTTGTTGACAAGTTCAATATATTATCTAATAACGTAGGCGACCCATTACAACTGAATACCTACCAAGACAGTGATCTTGTCACAGTAATCAATGAAATCGAAGCCGCATTTGACGCATCTGCTGGTGAGATCTTATATCCCAACGGACAATCGGGGGAGACTCAGACACGACTGAAGATTAGTACTAATCAGAGTGGTGGTGATGACATCGATATCGATGCTGGCCGAGACTTTCTTGTTGATGCGGTTCGTAATATTGAACTAACAGGTGTTAGTTTTGACCTAGACCTATCAGGCAATTCTAACATTGACATAGACGGTAATAGAACCGCCAATGTGGTTGGAACGTCCCATGATTCTGTTGATGGCGCAGTCACCATAGTAGGCAACTCTACTTACGGTCTTACAACTGGTGATAACTTCACCCAAACCACTACTGGTACTATTCAGTTTAATGGATCAGGAGACATCACACTAAACACTGACGGTGATATTGTTCTGGATGCAGATGGCAATGATATCATCTTTAAGAACGGTGATGGCGCAGACCAAGTAACCCATAATCTTGCTGACAATGCTCATTATACCGTGACTACACCAAGTCATTACACTGTTGATGTGAATGGCGACATAACCTTTGATGCTGAAGGTAACGACATTATCTTTAAGAATGGTAATGGCGCAGACCAAGTAACTCATACTCTTGCGGATGGTGCTGGATATACGGTTACTGCTCCAGGCCATTATACAGTTGATGTGGTTGGAGATATCATCCTAGATGCGGATGGTAATGATCTAGTCCTCAGAAACGGTGCGGGCGGTGATTCTGCACAGATCAATCTTGCTGACAATGCAGACTTAACAATCACTGCACCAGACGATTTCATATTAGATGTCGCTGGAGATATTGTACTTGATGCAGCTGGAGACAATATAAGACTAAAGGATGGCGGTACAACACGTCAAACCTATACTCTAGGCGCAACAACTCAAATCACAACAACTGGTAACCGAACCGAGACTGTTACGGTTGATGCTTCCGACAGTGCAGCTGGAACATACCATATCGGTGCGACTGGAAACATGGACATCGATACACGAGGAAC